GGAGGCGCGGCGCCATGTACTCGCAGTCCGCCAGCGTCGCGGGGCGGATAAGCGGCACTAGTTCATTCTCTGCGTTCGGACAGTGTAGAGGGCCTCCCAATCGAGATTGAGGAGGCGGCTCGGGAGATGCGTGTCGTTCACGATGACGATCTCCACGCCCATGTTGTTCGCCATGATGGGGAACCGGAATGACCCGGTCTCCAGCGTGGGCTCGCCGATAAGGTTCCGACCCGAGCCGACGATGCGCCCGGTGAATGGATACCGGAATGTGGGCCGGCGGAACGGCGTCACGTGAACTCTGAAATAGCCGGTGTCGGCGTAGTTCAAGAGCGCCCGGCGAAGCTGGATGCGCCCCTCTGTGTTGGCGATCTGCCCGCCTCCAGCCGCGTTAAGCCGGACCAGAAGGGGCGAGAAGGTGTACCGCAGCGCGTAGCGGACGCCGACGTAGAAGTGCGTGAGGTTTCCCTTGACGGTGAGCGTCGAGCCACTCCTTTGGAACGGCACCACGACACCCGGCCGATAGGTCGCGTCGCCCGGCCGCGAGACCAGAACGATGCTCCCATCCTCGCTCTCGGTGTAGGGAAGATCGAAAGACGTTGTCGAGCCGTCGAAGTGCAGCGACTGCACCTGCGTCTCGGTCAGACGACGGTCGAGGTGAACAACGTAGGGGAGTCCTGCATCAGCCTTGCCCGCCTCGATGTCCATGCGTTCGAGATACACGCCGTCTGACCGTTTAATGACCAGCCACAAGGTGTTCTCGATAAACTCCGCGTTGAGGATTTCGCACCCGGCGTCGAGCGTCCAGACTGACCAGCTCGACTGCACCTTCTCCTGACCTGAGTAGTAGAACTTGTAGACAAAGATTGTGTCCCTCTTCTCGGAAGAGAGCGCGATCAGAATGTCTTCGTTCGTCGAGGCGGCGAGCTTGAAGACGCCGGCAGCCACATAGCGCGGGACGTGATTGGTCACATCATTCGCGTTGTTCGTCTTAGAGACGCCGTCGAGATAATACTCGCGAACGCCAGTGAAATCGCCCTTCAGGGTGCAGAAGTAGACGAACGAGCCTGCCCCCACCGGCTTAGCCAGCGGTGAGGTTTCAAACTCCGTGACCTGATCCAGAGAGACCGTTCCGGGCGTCAGAGCCTCCGAAGCCCCGAGCATGAACTGCGTCTGATCGGAGAACAGAAGCAAGCTCTCATTGAAGGGCACCGCATGGCGCAGGATGGACACCTTGACGTGCGACGTGGCGACATCGATCGGGTCCGTATCGAGGACTTGCGTGGCAGTCTCGCGCCAGAAATTGAAGTGCGCCGACGACCGGGAAAAGATGACGGCCTCGTCCGCGATGAACCCGAGCCGGTTCCGATAGAAGAAGATGTCGTTGATCGTCTTCCCGACGAACGAGGGCTTGGGAGTCGTAGCATCCGACCCGGCCCCGCACTTGGCCCATTCGGCAGGCGCGAAGGTGAACGTGCCGTCCCCGTTGCGAACCAGAGTGTGGGGCATGGTGCCCCCGTCAAACGCGATCTTACGGCCGGGGGCCGCGATTTCCCTCCAGACACCGTCGTTCCCGCCCGTGCCGCTTGCGTCGTACTCCAGCCAGTAATTGTCGAAGACGTTCCCCGGCGCTCCGGTGATCTCGCACTGGTAGCCGTGTACGGCCCTGCCCGGCAGGTCCACATAAGACTGCGTCTGCTTGGTCACGCAGACGATGGCCGTATCGCCAATGCTGTCGCCGCTCTTGATCTCAAACGGGCCGCCGTCCTTCCGCCGCACATGCAGCGTGGAGGAATACACATCAGCCTGAAAGTCCTCGTTGGCGTTGATGAGACCGGCCATCCGAGTGGCGATGGCGTTGGTTTGGATCTCCGCCGGATCGGTTGTCGAGGTCGTGAAGGTGAACGGATCGAGCGCGTCTATCGTCACCGTGTAGGTGGCCGCGTAGGTTCCCTGACGGAAGTAGAGGATGGCCTCGTTCCCACGAGCCGGCTTGATCTCCTCCGTCATCGCGACGGCCATGTCACGGTTGAGAAAGAACGTGTAATCGGCGACCGTCACGGCCGAGAAATTACACCTCGCGCTGGACAGGTAGCCCTTTCCAGCCGGGAAGTTGACGACCTTTTCGTTGCCGGCGAGGTCGAAGACCTTGAGGTCTCCATCCACTGCGACCACAACGTACCTCTCGGTCACGTCGCGATTGATGATGTGGACGAAGGAGGCGGCGGGGAGCGCCCCCATTATCCGCGCAACGTGCTTGGTCGGGGGCCGCTTGGTCAGCCCTTCCACAACAGACGAGTAGCCGTTGACCTGGGCCTCGGCCTGAGACGCCAGCCGGAGCGCGAAGGGCTGCTGGCTGACGCCATTGATGAGGTTCGGGACGGAGCCCGAGATGACCGCCATCAGAAGACGAGCCGGCCCGGCCTGCGGTCCATGATGCGGCGGACGGCATAGCTACCGGTCAGGACATTATAGTCGCCGGTCTCCGCCTCGGCGTTCCGAAGCTGAGCGTAGGCTCGGGCCTCGTCCCTGTCATTGAAGCCGGACAGGGTTTCCGAACCGACGACACGATCCTGAAAGATGCGGCCGGCGCGAACCATGATGTAGTGCCGGGCGGCCTGCGGGATTTCCTCGAATGGTAGGAGCCGCGTGATGTTCACGATTACCGGGGATGAGAACTTGAAGGTCTGCCGGCCCTTATCCCAAAGCCGGTTGCCGCGCTGGACCACGTCAATCGTCGGGTCCGTGGCGTCCACCTGAAGCGTGTTTGCCGGAACATAAACGTCACCCGGAAGAGGGAACGTGGGGGCGAGCGTTACGCCGTGATCGGTGTTCCAGTGCCAGCCGGTGGCCTGTACCTGCCGCATGGTCTCGTGAAGGATTTGGCGGGCGATGACCGCGTCCACAACTCCGGTGTCTTCGACCGAGTTGACCGGGGCCTCGCCGATGATGCTGAGCATGGTGTTGATGGCATCAAGCTCAGTCGTCAGTGAAATAGCCATTCAGTCCCTGATGGGTGCAGTCACTGCACCGGAAGAAAAAAAGGGGAGGCCCATCGCTGGAGCCTCCCCTTCGGAAGTAGCCCCCGGGGGTGCGCTAAGAGGAAGCGTCGGGGGCTTTGTTACTGATTACGGAGCGGTCTTCGTCAGCTCGACCGCGCACTCCGGCCGCAGGATGCCGTGGCCCATCGCGTACTTGGCGACGATGAGGGTGCCCTGACGGTTGATCTGGTATTCGCCCTCAACCTGAAGGTCGAGGAGCTTAACCGTGCCTACCGCATTCGGGACCATGACGAGGCCGATGGTGTCCGCGAAGTTACCAGCGTACTTGCTGAGGGGGCGCGGGCCGACGTTCGGGGTCACGCCAGCGGGGACGTTGGGGGAGCCCGTCGGGGCCGCGATGTTCGTGGTCGGGAGGTGGTTCGACTTGACGATCTGGATGCCCGCGATGTCGAAGACCTTACCGGTGCGGATGTCACCGTTACCGGCCGTGAAGTCGCGGTGGATGGCCTTGTCGTCCAGAACCAGCTTGTAATACTGCGCCGGCTTGAAGACCGCGAAGCGGCCCTGCTCCGGGATGTCCTTCTCGTCGAGGGTCTGCGCCGCCAGATACAGCGCGTTGAGAAGCGCCGAATTGGCGTTCGTCACCATATCCGCGCCGCCGTCCAGCTTGGAGCCGCCGGGGGCGCCGGTCAGGGTCGCCGCCTCACGGGCCGCCAGAACCGCCGTCTGAAGGACGTTACGGTCAGCCGTGTTCGCCAGCGAGTAGCCGCACTCCTTCGTGTAAATCTCACGAACGTCGTAGTGGTTCTTCGCCTCGTCGATCTGAGCGATGAAGACCGGAGACACGAGGAGGTCATCGATGGTGATGATGCGCTCGCCGTGCATGATCGCCTGACCGGCAAGCTCGGTGCCCGGAACGTGGTAGTAGGAGGATGCCTTCCACGTCGCCGGGAACGAGGCCGACTTGGCGTTGGTGATGGTGCGCACCAGATGGCGCTCCATCATCACGTTGACCTCGGCGAACGCGGTCATGACCTCGCCCGAGAACTGCTTGAGGAACAGGGCGTCGTCGGCACCCGAGCCGTTTACGAGGCCAAGGCGCGACGGGGTAATGTTGGACATAAAGTCGTATTTTCCTGTGAGGGTATGGAGAAGTTGCTAGGCTTCCCACGAACGACTCTGCACTCACGAAAGATTGTCCCCCGCAGGGGGTCTAGGTTTGCGCTAGGTCTTTCTTGGTGACACCTGAATGTGCCCCTCTAAGAAGAGGCGGCAGCTTTCACTCACAGGATTGAATGCTCACCCGGCAGGGATTGCCCGCCGGGGAAGCGTACAGGTGCAGTGGCTGCACCCTCTCAGTTACTGGAGGCCGACCGAAGCCAGCGCCAGCTTGATCCAGCTCGGCACCTCAATGCCGAGATACTGGACCGCAGCGATCACACCAACGGCGACAGCCGCGATGTACCGCTTCTTCCCTTTCAGGAAGTCGAGGACCTTCTGCATGGTTTTCCTTGGGTGACTGTCAGAAAGGGGTGACTGCCAGCCGGGCCGTGACATCGGCGCGGTAGGCTTCATCCTTGCGATAGCGGGGATCGCTCATTGCCTGGATGATCTCGTGCTTGGAGCGGAAGCCCTCAACGGACCCGCTCGGAGTGCCGTTGACCAAATTCGGCTCGCGGCCGTTGGCGGCCACATAGCGGGCCTGAAGGCCGGCGATTGCCAGCGTCAGGGCCTCGCGACCGCCGGACTCAACGGTCTTGTTGAATGCCTCCAGAACCGGGCGCGGGAGATTGCTCGCCGCCCACGTCTGGATTTTTCGGAACTCCGCCTCGCCGCCGACCTCCGCGTAGACCGCGTTGATGTCCTGCTGCGCGATGGCTTCCTGCCCGCGAATGTACTCGTCCACGAACTCACGGCTCAGGCCCGCCTTGGCGAGCTTCTCGTAGCTCTCCTGCGACAGGGCGCCGGTCTTCGTGTACTCCTCGTTGAACGAGGCAATGTCGAGGCCATTGGCCGCGAGCGTCTGCTCGACGTGGGCCTCTTGAGCGGGCGTAACGGCCGGCGGCTGGTCCGGCTGCTGCTGACCGCCGAGGCGGGTCTCCAGTGCCATGTAGGAAGCGAGGAGAGCGTCAGTGCGAACCGCGCCCTTCTCGGCATCCCAAAACTTCTCCGGGACGTTCTCGGGGCGGGCGCCCGGCTGGTCCTGAGACGGGGCCGCTACGAGCGCCGGATTGGTCGGGGTCGTTTCGACCGGCCGTTCCGCCGGTGCTTCCGCTGCGGGGACGCTGATGGATGCTGTCATGCTCTCAGAAGGTTGTACGAGTGAAGCCGCCGATCTTCTCGACGGACGGGTCTCGGGTTACGGACGCGGGCGGAGCTTCCTCCGGTGCAGTGACTGCACTCGGCGAAGGGGTCTCGGCTGGAGCCTGCGGGGTTTCGTTCGGATCGGCCTTACGACGGGCCATTGCTGCTCTCCTGATTGAGGCCCGCCTTCATGACTTCCGGGCCAAGGGACTGGAGCATTGCCTGCTGCTGGGCGGCCTGCTGCTCCTGTGCCAGCTTCTCTTCGGACTTGATGATGTCCGACGTGTCGATGCTGAGCGCCACGCCGGCCCTCTCGATGAGCTTCGTCGGCTCGCCGAATTGGGCCATAGCGCCCTGCCCGAGGAGCTGGTTGACGACACTCGCGAACATGATGAGCCGGTTAAGGTCGTGCCCCCTTCCGAGCGCCTCCATGCCGGTGATGATGGAAGGCTTGACGAGGTCGGGAGGGAGCGACGGAAGGCGTCCATCCATCTCCATCTGGTGCATCAACCGACGCACAAGCGGGAGCTGGAACTCCTGCGCGAGGATGGAATAGACGCCGCCGAGGGCATCCTCCAACTCGCCCGCCATGAGCCTGATCTCTTCCGCCGTCACGCGCTCGGCGTCCCGTTGGACGGAGCTGGTAAGGAGGAACGCCTGCGCCAGCCGGAGCTGGAGCATGTTCACGGTCTCAAGGGCAACGCGGAAGTCGTTGTACTTCTCAACCTGAAGGACGCTCACATCGTCCTTGTCGCCGGAGCGGACAGCGCAGTTGGGCGCGTCGGAAATCGTCCTCTCCTTCGTGACCCCGTTGGGGTTCACAAGAAAGAGCACTTTCGCCGATGCGGCGGTCCCCTCGACGATGGCGCGAGTGAGCCCCTCAAGCGAGCGGAGGTCGCCGATGTATTCCTCGACGTGGCCCCGGCCGTAATCCTCTCCATCGATCTTGGCCCATCGAAGGGCCAGGAACGGAGACTTCTCGATAGGCCACTCGCCATCAGAACCGGGGACCTTTTTGTCCCGGCACTCCTGATGGACGAGGTATCGGTCCCCCTTGCGCTTCACCCATGTGTAGAGGTCTACGGTGTCGTGGGAGCCTCGCGAGGTTTCCCCGATCCGCTCCCGCAATTCATCAGGCAGGGCGAGCGGTGAAATCTTCTCGTGGATGACGATCTCGATAACGTTGCCGGAGGGGTCGCGCTTCACCACGTAGCGGTCGAGACGGAAGACCCGAAGGCCCCCGTCTGGGCGGACATAGAGAAGAACGTTGCCGGCCACGAGGAGTTGCTTGAGGGCCTCGAAGGCGGACACCCTGACGGCCCCGCTCTCGATCTCGGTCTGCACCTCTCGCTCGATCTGGCCGAGGGCGCTCTCGATCTCAGTCCTCATCTCGGCCGAGCCGGTGAGCTGGGCCATCGCGGCATCGCTTACCATCAAACGGAAGAACGCCTGATTGGGCGGCATCAAAGCCAGAATGAGCTTGGACGAGAGATTGTTGAGACCACGGGCGCCCATACCTTGAAACGGTGTGGGCAGGTCGTTTGCCGCGCCGTGCCCGCCTCGGGGCATCAGGCTCGGAATGGTCAGCTCGGCGCAGTCCCTCGCCCTTTCGAGGTACGGGCTGCGCATCGTCTGGAGCTGAGCATAGCGACCTGCCGCAGTGGTTGCGGCCTTCGCCAAGCGTCAGCCTCGCGGCACGTTTAGGCCGGTCGAGCCCGCCGTCTGCGGGGCGTTGAGGTCGATCCGAAGGCCGGCTCGACCCTTCTTGCGACTGTCGATCAGGCCCTGAGCATCACCGCCGCCTCCGGTCACGATGACGGCCGGGGCGGATGGGGTCGGCGGAGGCGGACGGCTGGCGAGCGCTTCGGCCCGCTCGTTGGCCTGCTTGATGTACTCGGCCTGTTCCTTCTGGAACTTGAGCTGCTCTTCCTGAAGAGCCATGGCCTGCTGCTGAATGGCCCTCTGCTCTTCCTGATACCGGGCAGCCTCGGCGCGAGCTTGCTCGGCTTCGGCGGCGGCCTGCATCATCTGGAGGCGAGCGGCTCGACCGCTCATTTTACACAAGGATTGGGTTCTCCAATATGTTGTCGTTCTGGTCCGCCAATTCTCGGATCAAGAGGCGGACAACCTCGCGCTGGCCGACTCGGCGCCAAATTTCGCGGTCGCTCCATTCGGCGCTGGGGCACCTTTCAGGGAACCGTTGGTCCAGCGCTTCAATCAGTTCTTGGGACAGCGGAGGGAATGGTCGAAGCTCGGCCATGTGTCCTATGGCTATAAGTGGGGGTTAATCGGCCGGGGCTAGCTCGCCGATCGGCTCATCGAAAAGGTAGACGTAGGCGGGCCTCACGCGGTCGCGCTGGTCGTTCGGGAGGTCCGCGAACGCCGCCTCAACGTCGGGGTAGAATTTCGCAAAGCCGATGTAGTTGGACCAGCCGCCGCGACACAGTCCTGTAGTGGCGCGGAACCGCCCGGTCTCCTTATGGATCAGGACGACGCACACTTGGTTCGCCGAGCCTTCTCGCGCTGGGCGAAGAAGATGATCTTGTTAAGGTCATAGTCGGCGGACGTGCCGTCCTTCTCCCCGAGCCGGTAGCACGCCTTGAAGATGTTCCCGATGGCGAAGTTCATGTTCTTCGCCTCGATCACATCCTGAAGGTCCTTCGCCCCTTCGGGTAGCTTGTAGTAGCTCGTCGATCCGCCGTCAGAAGTCGTCTTCGGTGCAGTCGCTGCACCTCTGTACATCTTCCGGTTAACCGGCGAGCACATGAGCGCCTCTCGCGTGTCTGCGCATTCGCGGTTAACGCGCTTGCCGCAATAAGTGCATTCCTTCAGGGCGTCCAAAGGATGGGCCTCTTGTTCTTGTAGTCGTAGTCTGTGTGGCGGAGGATGCGGGCGCAGCGGGCCTGAATGATCGCGTCGTCCTCGTTCTGCCCGGCGGCCTCATAGGCTTCGGCCACGGCCCGCCAAGCGAGCGCGAACGGGACCTGCGCGAACTCCTCCGGGGTGCCGAGGATCGCGTCGGCTTTCTTTGGTCCCACGCCGGGGCATCCCTTGTAGCCGTCCGTCGTGTCCCCGGTGAGGGTCTGATGGAGGAACCAGTAGTCCGCCTCGGACCCGCTGATCTCCACGATCTCCGCGTCCTCTGTGCCCCACCTGATGTAAGGGCCAGGTATCGTCTTCATGTCCTTGTCGATGGACACGATGACCTTCTCACCCTTGATGAGCTTAGGGTGCGTGGCGAGGATGCCCATGCAGTCGTCGCCCTCAAGCGTCGGCTTGAAGTAGGCCCCGCGCTCGTCAACGAGGTACTGCTTGAAGGGCTTCAGGAGGAGCGGCTTCTTCACGCTCTTCCGGTTCCCCTTGTAATCGGGATGAACGCCGAGCCTGAAGTTGCCCTCGCTATCCGTCACGCACAGACGGTAATCGGTCCCGTCCAGCGTCTGGATGATTTCCTCAAGTTTTGCGTCGAAGGTCCGTTCGACCTCCGACCACTCACAGTGCCACGTCCAGTAGCCGGGCTCCCACTCGACAGCCTTTTCCGCCACCGACGCGGCCTGATAGGCGAGCACGTCGGCGTCGATCAGGAGGGTTCTCACGCCGGCTTCACCACCGCGAGCTTGTAATGCGAGATGAGGTAGTGACGCCCGCGACCATCATCGAGCCGAACCATCTTCGGGGTGAACCCAATGACGGTCGCCGGGATGAGGTCGTAACGGTTTCGGTATGGCTGGATGCAGGCGGCCACGGTTTGGCCCACCTCCAGCGTAACGCCGAAGATGTCCTTCATTCGGTGTCCTTCTCCGGGGCAAGCGATGCCAGCCCCTTGGCTGTTACCCGCCAGAGGTGCCCAAACAGGTCTCGATCAACCTGCGTAGTGATGAGCCCGAGGGAAGCCGCAGCGGCCACCCAATCGGCCTCGTGGCGGGCGTAGTTGGATTTGGTTGAGAACGGGCTGAGCCAAGCCTGCCGGACCACGTCAGTGAGTCTCGGCCCAATTGCGGCCGTACCCTGCGTTTCCGTTAAGGGGACAACCGAAGTTGAAGTGCTCGCCGGCCCGTACAATTGCAGTGACTGCACGTTCTCCGATGTCATGTGCTATGTCGTCGTCGGCCTCGATCTGCCACTCGTCGTGAACATTGGCGACGAACTCATAGTGAATGCCGGGGATGTACCCTGCGGCTTGAAGGTCTCGATCAAGGATGACAAGAGCCTTCTTCATCAGCACCGCGCCGGCAGACTGAAGCAACGTGTTGAACGCAGAGTGCGCCGAGCGCACCCGCAACTGGCGACCGTCGAGGCCCTTGAGATAGCCCTTCTTGGCAACCTTCTCTTGGACCTTCTCGATGATCTTCCCGAGGGCCGGCAGGTTCTTCATGAACCGGGCGCGGGAGCGCTTGCCCCATGCCATCTCCTGCCCCGAAGGAGCATTCAGGATGGTCCCGAGCTTGAAGTCGCCCGCCCCGTAGATGAAGGCGTAGAACCAGACTTTTGCGGCATCACGCGAGCACCCCAACGCCTTCGCGTTGACGGTGTGCATGTCCGTCCCAAGCTCTTTCTTACCCTCAAGGACGGTCGCGATGTACGCACCGCCGTCGTAGCGGGCCATGTAGCCGGCCAGACAGCGCAGCTCCAGAGCGTCCGCGTCGCAACCCACGAGGGTCTTGCCCGGCGGAACGATGAAGCACTCCCGGCTGTCCCTGCCGTATGGCATGGGCTTGCCGGTCTTCTTGTCGGTGAGGCCGGGGACTTGGGCCATGTTCGGTTTGGAGTGGGTCATGCGACCCGTCACCGCGCCGTTCGTCGTCACCCTGCCGTGGATGCGCCCGTCAGAACCGACGCGCTTGAGCCACGCCTCCTTGCCGGTGGCGAGCTGGCCCATCCGCTTCTCGACCATGAGATATTCGGAAAGGACCCGCGCCTCCTCGTAAGGGAGCGAGGACAGGACCTCTTCGTCTACGGTCGGTTTGCCGTCTTTGCCGAACTCCTGCGGATCCCATCCGTGCTTGGCGATCAGCCGCTGCGCGATATGGTCTCGGCTCGTCGGCTTGAAGTGGACCGTCTTGCGCTTCGTGAAGGGAACGCCCTTGACGTATCCGCGCGGACGGTTGTTCGCCTTCGGGATGAAGACGGTCTCGACCTCCCAAGGCGGGAAGGCTTCCTGAAGGGCGGCCTCCAGCTCGACCTTTCGCTGGACCAAGTCGGCGTAATAGCGGGCCGCGCGTTTCTCATCGAAGAGGAACCCGTACCGCTCCTGCCGGGAGATGATCCATGCAACGTCGTGCTCAAGCTCAATGGACTCTTCGGCCCATTCCTTGGCGGTGAGCCGCTGCCAGAGCGAGAACGTGACCGACACGTCCTGCTCGCAGTATTCCTGCATGGTCTCGGACCACGCATCCCAAGGGCCTTTGTAGTCGCCCTTGTAGTTCCCGAGCCGGTAGCCGAACGCTTCAAGCGAATAGGCGCCCCATAGCTTGCCCGGCAGGGTTCCCGCTTTGACGTGCTTGGTGTCAATGTCCTTGATGACATCGCCCGGCCAGATGAGACGGGCCATGACGATGGTGTCGCGGACGACGCCACGCGGCCGGAACCAAGGGTAGACCTTGATGAGCGCGGGGATGTCGAAGTTGATGATGTTGTGGCCGGCGATCAGCTCGGCCCCGGCCAACTTGCGGACCCCCTCCTCCAGCCTGCGGAGGTTCTCGGGGTCGCCGTCGTTCCGGTATGAAAAGACCTCCCCCGTGTCGATGTCCTTTAGGACCAGACAGTGGACGCGCGTTAGCTCGTCTAGGAGGCCATCGGTTTCGATGTCGAAGATAAAGCGTGCCAAGCGTCCATCACGGGGACGCCCGATAGGTGCAGTGACTACACCTGACGGTGCGTCACTTAGCGGGTGGTCAGAACGATCTCGGCCATGTCAGTCGCCAGCCGAGCCCAATACAGGCCCTCGCTGGCGGTGGTGCAGGCGGCGAGCGCGAGCGCCGCGAGAGCGGCAAAGAGAAGCCTACGGTTCATTGGATAGTTCCGTTTGTGGGACCGTTAGGTCAAAAGGGGTCGTCCCCGTCGTCCGACGTGGTGTCCCCCGTCAGGAACTCCGGGCGGCACTCAGACAATCGCCCGGTCTCCCTGTCGAAGAGGAGATGCGTTGCGATGCCGGTCTCGCCGGAGAAGCGGTTCTTCAGGACGCGGACGGTGGTGATGTCCTTCGTCTTCTCGTCCTGCTGGTTACGCTCCAGCCCGAGGACCATGTCCGAAAGCTGGGCGATGGAGTGCGAGCCGCGAAGCTGCGACAGAGAAGTCTCCGCCCCCTGCTCGTGGCCCTTGTCGCCAGCCGGGCGGCGTAGGTGCGAGACCATGATGAGGCAGACGCCGGTCTCCTGCACGAGGGTGCGAAGTTTGGTCATAGCCACGTCAATGGCCTTGCGTTCGTCGCCATCGTCCAGCCCCGACACCACAATGGAGAGGTGGTCGAGAATGATGTAGCGACAGCCGCAGCCGGCCGCGAGATAGCGAATGCGGTTGAGGAGGTTGTCCACCTCAGTGGACCCGAAGTGGTCGTAGAGGTACACCCTCCCCGACCCTAGCGTGGCCTCATAGGCCCGCTTTCGGGCTTCCTGATCGGCGGCGTCGAGGGCGCTCCAAGGCGTCAGGTCGAGATGGATCGGGCGGTTAAGCTCAATCGACATCAGACCCTTGGCGGTGCGCTTCACGCTCTCTTCAAGCATGAGCATACCGACCGTCTCGCCGGAGCGGACAAGGTGATGGGCAACCTCGCGGACAACCGCAGATTTGCCGACGCCGGAGCCTGCGGTGATCGTCACCAGCTCCGCGCCGCGCAACCCGTGCGTGATGCGGTTGAGGCCCTCCCAAGGATACTCGGCAGCCTCCACGGCGGCATCGTCTGTGACGATTGCCTCCCACATCTCGGCGCCGTTGAGGACCCCGTCAGGGCGGTGGACCTTGGCCCCCCAAATCGCGTCGATGACCTCCCCGCCCTTGCCGGCCTGCATGGCCTCGCTCGCGTCCTTGAAGGTGGACATGCGGGCAACTTTGCAGCGGCCGGGCGGGAACAGAGGGGCGCACTCTTCGGTGGCCTTGCGACCCTCCTCATCATTGTCGAAGAAGAGGACGATCTCATCGAACCCGAGAAGGTACTGAAGGTTCTTCTGGAGGGACTTCTTGGCACCCTGCGCCCCGTTCGGGACGGAGACAACGGGCCATTTGTTGTCCTGAAGCTGGGACACCGTCAGGGCATCAATCTCACCCTCGGTGATGACGATGCGCTTGCCCTTGTCGCGCCACAGGTGCTGCCCGAAGAGCCCGGCTTCCTTCAGCTTGCCGACGACGGTGAAGTCTTTGTTGGGGAAGCGTAGCTTCTGAGCTACGACCTCCGCGCCGTCCGGGCTCCAGTAGTCGGCGATCTGGACCTTGTGCCCGTTGAAGTCGCCGACCCGGTAGCCCCACTTGCGGCATGTGTCTTCGGTGATCCGGCGCTTACCCAATGCCTGGGTTTCGCCGGACACAAAGTCGGCCATTCTTCGCGGCCTGCCTTTCGCGTTACTGTCCATGTTCGATGTCTCGCCATTCGCGGGCGTATAGGCGCCGCAGGCGAAACAATACTGGTGCCCGTCGCTGTAGAGGGAGTTTGCGTCACTCGATCCACAGGACGGGCACGGGATGTGCTGGAGGAACTCACTGTCCTCCGGCTCTTCACAAGACATCAGTCTCCTACATGGGGTGAACAGAAGCGAGCTGGACCGCCGCCTTGAACTCGCCGACCACCTGCACAATCAGGTAGGTGGCACCGTCGATCTTCCCCTTGCTGGCCTTGAGTTGGGCCTCGGCATATTCGTAAGCCACATAGCTTTCGGACGCCCCCACGATGGTGAGGGCTCCGTTGTCCATGCGGGCCACGAAGTAGTTCCCGAGGCGCGTGTTTGGGGTGTGCAGCTTCATGGTGGAGTCACTGCACCTGCTTACCGAGCGAGAGCATTGGCAGGGCCGAGCCGGGAACCATGGTGGCGGGCAACTTGCCGTCCCACCGCTCCGCCTGCACGAGCCCGACGAGCGACGGGTTATCCCGTAGCGCCTCGCCCCGAGCCCGGATGGCGGTCGCCTCGGCGGCGCCCTTCAGCTTGACTGCCTCGGCTTCCGCCTCAGCCATCGCGCGGACGGCCTTTGCCTTGGCTGCGGCCTGCGTCTCGACGATACCGGCCTGCACCTTTTCGCGCTCGGCGTTCTGGCGCAGCTTCTGTACCTCCACCTCCGCGAGCATCCGCTGCTCGACGGACGCCTCGTAAGCATCCGAGAAGTCGATGTTCTCGATCTGGACACCCTCGATGGTGACGAACTCGCCGGCCGCATCCGCGATGGCAGCCCGCACCTCGCTATTGAGGCGGTCCCGCTCCTGCACAGCCATGACGGCAGTGAAGCGCCCGAAGACCGTCTTGGTCTCGGCCAGCACACGTGGGGTGATGAGGCGGGCGACGAGGCCCTCCTCACCGCCGAAGCGCGTGTAGATCTCCTGAACCTTGTCGGGTGACAGGCGATAGTTGACCGACAGGGTCATGTCTGCCGGCTGCTGGTCGCGGCTGTAGCCTTGAACCTTCTTGTAGCCGGCGTAGCGGGTCTGGACGGAGACCTTCTCGACACCGTCGATGAACGGGAGCTTGAACCCGAGGCCCGGATTGGCGGTGCCGATCACGGCCCCATTACGGGTGAGCACACCACGTTCACCCTCCCCGACCGTGTACCATGAGCCGAAGAGGGTCGAGATGCCGAACAGGCCGGCGACAACACCAACTGCGATGACGGGAGCCTTCACGACACGAACTCCTTGATGCGAGCCGAGACGCGCAGCGCCTGCTCATTCTCCGATTTGAGGGTTGCGGCCTCAGCCCGGAGGTCGAGGATCGCGCATTCGTTGGCGCTGATCTGATCGCTGTTGCGATTGATGAGGGCATCAAGATCAGCAAGGGTCTTATTGAAGGTGCCGAGGATGGACCCGAGGGTCTTCGGCTTCTTGAGGGGGTTCTTCATGCGAGGATCACCAGAATGAGAATGCCGAAGGAGATGGCGAGAAACGCCATGTCGTGGCGAGCGGCCGGACTCACAGGCCGAGCCGCCGCTTGGCGATCTTCCGGTGCCCCTTGGTCGGGTGCAGGAAGATCATGTGGGTGGCCGTCTCGTTGATGAGGCGGTAGCGCGGGGCTACCAGCGCGTTCCACTGACGGGTGCGGAAGTCGATGAGGAACTGGTGAAGTGACTGCACTTCAGTCCTCCACCCGCTCGATCTCAGTCGCCCTCACGGGCCACGGCTCGCTGTCTCCGTCGAGGAGAACCTCGAAAGGGAACGTGTAGTGGGCCGGGCGGACTCGGATGACTTTGCCCATGCGGCCCACGTCTTCCTCGTCCGGGAAGCCTTCCCTGACGCGGACCCGGTCGCCGACCTTGAACGGCTCAGGAGCGGGCGCAGGAGGGACCGCCTCGCTGTCGATGGAATAGCGGGTGTACTTGCGCTTGTGGATCGGGTGCACGCGCTGCTCCCGCTTGACCACGAAGCCGGCCTCCTCGATGTCGCAGATGCGCCGGGCGAGGGTTGCCGAGGTGATGCCGTAATCGGCCATCGCTTCGCGGGCCGAGATGCTGCCCGCCTTGACCATGTGGTCGTGGATTTTGCGGGCCTGCGGGGACAGGTTGAGGAGCGCTGCAAGAGCGGACATTGGTCTTTCCTTTCCGGTGGATGCTTAAGAGCTGAAAAGACGAAGCCCCCGGCGGGACTGCCGAGGGCTGCGAAGGGTCACGATTGGTGGAGGGCTGGGTGGCTAGACGAAGAGCCCGAGCACGGCCCCGAGCGGGGCAATGAAGACGCCGACGATGCGGGCGATGAAGAGTGCCGTGACTGCACCGTCAAGCATCCCGACAAGGGCGATGATGTTCATCACCCATCCGACGAGCGCTGTTAGGACAATGACAAGCCACGCGAGGACGAGGACTGCCGGCATCACGCCACCTTCACGACCTGCGCCATCGGCATGACCGGAAGGGCAGCGCGAGCGGTCGTCAGATGGGTGAACGAGTAGACTCGGAAGTCCACGCCACGCATCTGCTCGGCAAGGCGCTTGGCCTCGGCTTCTGCCGACGCGCGGTTCGGATGGATGTACGGGTTTGCCGCCGCCTCCAGCTTACCGAACTCAGACACGCGCACCACGATTGCCGGGCCGTCCGCCTTCTCGATGCGCTCGATTAGCTCGACATTGTCAGCCCAAACGGCGCCGCCTTCTCGGAGGTAGGTGATGCCGCCTCGCACGTGGCTAACGGTGCCGACCTTGTCGCGTCCAGTGTACGCCGGATGGCCGTACCGCCAGTCCGAGCCCCTGATCTTGTCGCCGGGGAGCACCTTCACGGGAGGAGCCTTCGGGCCGATGGCGACCTCAGCGGACGGAATGTTGTCGTCCTTCCACACCGCCACGAGGTCGAACGGATCGGCCCTGCGGTCGTAACGGAAGGTGCCGTCAGCCCGCCACGCTTTCCCGAGACCGGTGCCGGGAACGTCATGCGTAACGTAGAACTCCCATTCGCCACCGAAGAGGAGCCCGTTATTCGCAATCATCGGGCCGATCTTCTGCCCGTTGCGGGCGCGGTAGGTCTCCCCTTCCTTGATGCGGAGGGTGTCCCCGACCTTCTCGAAACGAGCGTGGAGCCAGCGGCGCGGAACGCCCTTCAGCGCAACAGTCGTCGGGCCTACCTCAGTGACAACATAGGTGTCCCCGTGCTTTCCGCCGGAATAGCTGAGAAACATGCTCTCGGTCAGATAGCCCTTGACCGCGCCGGGGAGATGCCGGACGACATCGCCGGCCTTGAACTTCATAGCCATCTATTCTCTTCCTTCTCAGTGAGTGCGTATGAGGAACGCTGGAAAAGAAAAGGCCCCGCCAATTACAGCAGGGCCTCTTCAGTATAAGTGGGGGTTAATCCCCCGATGTGGTGCAGTGACTGCACTCAGGGAAGCTTCAGAACTTCCCCGATATTCAGAACGGTGTTCACGCGACCGTTAATCTCAGCCAGCTTGAACAGGTCCACGCCGTGTTTCCGCGCAATGGCGCTGAGGCTGTCGCCCTTCACCACGGTGTAGGACTTGCCCGCCGGCTTGGAAGCGGCCGGTGTTGGGATGCCGGGTATGCCTGGGACCTGACTGACTTCGGCCCACCACTTGCGGGCATCGAAGCTGGGGCACGCCTTCGCTACGTTCGGGAAGTCGCGATGCCCGAGAACCTCGGCCGCAGGGAAGCGAGCCTTCAGCCCCTTCACGAGCCGCTCCATGGCGGCCTTCTGTGCGGGGGTTCGGGTGTCCACCGCCTTGTTGATGTCGTTCGCATCAACGCCGCCGACATACGAGATGCCGATGGTGGTCGCGTTGTGGCCCGCAACGTGGGCTCCGGGCTCCTCCAGCGGGCGGCCCGTTGAGACCGAGCCGTCGAGGTGGATCACGTAGTGGTAGCCGATCTTGGCGAACCCGGCCTGCCGGTGCCACCGATCGATCTCCTTAACGGACACCTCTCGCCCGGCCGGAGTGGCCGTGCAGTGGAGGACGATATGGGTGATGTTGCGCATGTTAGGCCCCCTTTGCGGGCTCGTTGAGCCAAGCGTCGGGGATGCTCTTGTCGGCGTAGCGGAATCCGTACTTCTCGCACCACATGGCGTAGGTGGTCATGGAAGTCTTGCTGATCCGCTGCCGGGAATTGGAAAAGACGAAACGAATATCGAGGTCCGGGTGCTGCTCTTTGATGAGCTTGTGCTTCTGTCGATCCTTGGTGACGAAGCGGCCCTTTGTCTCGACGATGATGCCGTTTGGGAGGACGAAGTCCGGGTGATACTTGCTCTCTTCGGAGGGCCAAGTGTATCGGATCACGCTCTCCGGGTCCTCGTACCTGACGGGAACGCCCTTGGCGGCAAGCTCCGCAGCGACCTTATCTTCTAGGCCGCTGCGGAAGCCGTGGACCAAGCCGGGATCAGAAGTCGTCGTTCTCGTCTTCGTCGTCCGACGCTTCGCTATCGCCATCGTCTTCGTCAGCGCCGCCGCTGTAGTCCTCGCCCTCGTAACCGTCCTCCTCGCCGAAGCCGAAGGAGCTGGCCGACCGCTGACCGCCCGACACGAGGTCGATGATCTGGACGGCGGTGAGGTTGAGCTTAAGTCCGGCCGCGCCGGTGCCGGGAATGAAGTAGTCGGACGCTTCGAAGGCGATGATGCCGACCGTACCGCCCCAAATCTGAGGAGCGTTCGGGAGCACCTTGCCCTTGCGGTCTCGGACCACCATCGGCCTGCCCTTGGCGTCGAACAGCGCCGGGTACTTGATGATCGTCGTTCCCGCCTTCGGACCCTTCTTGATCTCGATGCGGTGCTTCATCGCGAACTTGAACTCGACCTCGCCGGTCGGCTCTTCCGTCTCCTGATCCAGAAGCTCGGTGTAGAGGTCGTTCACTTTCACGCCGCCGAGCTTCTTGCGGGTCTCCGCCTTCAGCTTCTTGAACTCCTCCTCTGCTTTCGCGACTGCCGCGTCATGCAGGGGCTGGAGCTGGGCGATGAGCTTCTGGACAGCGGGATCGCTGGCCTTGCCGATGGCCTTGGTCGAGAACTCGCCGTCCGGCTTCGGGTATTCGTTACTGCCAAAATCAGCCTCGACCAGCTTCGGGAATTTGAAGACCAGTCGAGGCGTCTTGAAAGCAGGCAGCTTCTTCTTTGCTTCTGCCAATTGTCTTTCCAAGCTTGGGAGAAGGCCGCTTACGCGGCGGCCTTCAGGGTGATATTGAAGCGCTCATGCGGCTGGGCGTCACGTCCGTTGGCAGTCATCATGTCGAACACGACCGGGTTGTGGACGATGAGCTCGACGCTGTGCCCAAGCGCATGGGCCAAGAGGGCGGCGGCGAAGTGCGGAGCGAAGGTCTTCGGGGTGAACCCCTTCCCTTCTGAAACAACCTCGCCATTCAGGATGACATCGATGTCTGACGTTTCGGTGTAAGCCGGGTTGTCGAGGGCATCGACGGCATTCTGGATTTCGTTTTCCATGGTGATCTTCCTTTGGAGAGGTGCAGTCGCTGCACAGAATATGGGACTGTCCCGGTATGGGGACGGATTAGGTACGGTGAAACCTCTCAAGGGAGGGAACGTCGTAACCCTGCTCCATCAGGTCTGCGGCAAGCGTCAGACTGATGCGTCGTCCGGCTCTCCAAAGGGAGATGGCGGTTGACAGTGCAGAACGGGGCTCCTCGGCGGGGCCGTCCTCTTGAGTATAAGTGGGGGTTAATCCCCCTTCTCGGGCCGTGTCCGTCACTTGACCTCCTCGCGGAGGTACATGCGGATGGCCTCGAACTCGGTGGCGAGCCGGGCATCGTGGGTGTTGATGAGGTTCTTCGCCGCCGTAAGGGCGTCTTGCAGGTCCACCTTCAGGTGCTCGCACATGAGCACCGCAAGGATGACCGCCGCGTTGATCTGGACGCCTCGCCGCTCGTGCCAAGCCTGAAGGGTATCGATCAGGTGGAACGTGGCGAGGGCGGTCTCTGTACGCGGTGCGTTGATGATCTGCTCGTAGACGTAGTCCCGCTTCCGGCTCATCTGCGCGACCTCCGCTGACGGAAGCCGGCCTTGCTGCGGTGGCGCGGGCGCTCGGCATGGCGCCGGTTCGGGAACATGGTATCCACGATCAGCGACGCCATGGCCTGCCGCTGGTGGCGGCTGAGGCCGGAGCGGTCGAACGTGTGGCCGTCAACAACGACCTCATCGTAAGCCGCCCCGACCCGGATGGTGATGCGGGGTGACATGAAATGCACTCTTGGTGTTGGGAAAGGCTCTCGGCGGGTGCCTTGAGTATAAGTGGGGGTTAATCGGAAATTCCGGCCAACGCCTTGAGTGTCAGCTCCCCGGCACTTCGATGTAGAGCCAGCCGCTTCTTGCCTTCTGCCGTCGCAAATATTTCTCTCCGCCCTGAAGCGCTGCTAATTCTCTCGTAAAAGAGGTGAGCGAACTGAGCGTAGGGACGGTATTTACCCGTTGACTTCGACTGGCGGAGATAGCCTAGCCGCGCGAGGTCGGCCTTTATGGTGTTACGGTTCACGCCCGGAAGCGTGGCCGCAACCTCGCTGACTGTATGCGTGTGGCGACCAATGATCGACATGACGGATGAAAGCTCATGCTCAGCCTCCTCCGCCCTGTCCTCCGCAAGGAACGCCATTGTCTCCGCAATGCGCTTCTGCTCCTGCGCATCGGCCCACGCTCGGGCCGCCGCTACGGGATCGTTGAAGTCCGGTAGCTGCACCTGCGCCTGCTTCAGCGCCTGCTCCATGGCGTTGAACTCGTGGATGTAGAGAACCTTGAACTCCATGGCCCGCTGCCCGGTCCATCCCATGACGAGGATGGTGAAGCCGTCGCGGGTCATCTCGTATTCTTCACGCTCCTCGCCCTTGGCATCGGTGTAAGTGACGGGAATGAACCAGCCCAAATCTGGACCCGTTGACTCCGCGATCTTTCGGATGTCGCGAAGAACGTGCTTGTGCTGTTTGTTGAAGCAGTCCGCCACGTTCCGGCTATTGGCGTAGGTGGTCCCCTCGCGGATCGTGAGGACGGGCTTGGGTGTGGTGATGTCGCTCATGATGAGTGCTCCTAAGAAGGGAAAGGAGCGGCCCATCCGCTCCAGTATAAGTGGGGGTTAATCGACCGGGGCCGGCGCAAAGCGAGGCTTGTCCTCGCGCTCGCAAGCGAAGCGCTGCGGAGTGACTGCACCAGTCCCGGATATGTGGCAGTCCCATATTCGGAACTATTCAGGCAAAGAAGAAGTCGGACCTCTCCACGAGAGAGACATCCAGCGTCCCCTTTGGTGGCAACTCGGGTAGCTCCGGCAGCGCCTCGTCTGACAGCATCCCCGCGATGTCCACGCGGAACTCCGCCAGAGGGTCGTGCTCGGTGTAGAGTTGCACGAACGCCTTGCGGAGGCAGACGGAGACGATGTCAACGTCCGCCGCCACCGTCCCGTAGCTGTCGTGCACGAGGGCGAAGCTGGTCACGCCGTTGGCCGCCGCGAGGTTCACGAACATGCGCAAGGCCGTTGCGTCCATAGAGTGCACCCAATTGGGCGCGATCCCCTGCTGCTGGCGCCGCCGGTCGATGCTGTCCAGGTCCTCCCGGATCGTCAGCTTCATGACCCGCCCGTCGAGGAAGGTCTCGATGCGCTTCGCCTTGGTATCGAGATAGGACTGCTGCACGAGAAGCCCGTCCGGCGTCTGCCACGTGACGGGCAACCCCTCGGCCGCCGCCAGCCGGGCGCACTCCTTGAGCCAATCCATCCCGACGCGGGCCGCCTTCACGACCTCCCCGATGGCCTGCCAGACCAGTGGCTGAAGCCAGAGCGTGGCCTTGAAGATGCCGTCGCTCTGGTCCGTAGCGAAGGGGTTCTTGGCGCCGGTCTCCAGCTTCTCCCTCACCGCCTCCTCAAGGAACTCCCGGCAGGAATATTGAGTGGACCCGTAGGGAAGCGTCATGACCGCCCGCTTCGTCACCTTCCGGTCAACCCCGAAGGCAAGCCAGCGGTTCGCCATGTCCACCTCATCAATGCCGTGCTCGGCCCACGTCTTGCGAAGCTTGGCGAGACCATGAACAGTCCCGGATGTGGAACCATTTGGACACACGAAGCCCCTCACCAGCCTCAACGTCACATCCGCGACAGCCGCATAGATGTCGTTCGGTTTCTCCGATGGCACGAGATTGACGGCAAGGCCGCCGACAGGGTCTCTAAGCGCGGCACTATAGTGCTGGAGCCCGTTGCAGGAGCCGTCCAAGGCGATGGGCAGCGACGACACGAAGGCCGCGCCCTCGCGGATGTATCCGGCCCACTCGAAACAGAAGGCCAGGAACTGCCATGGCTTGTCCGCCTTCGTCCAGAACTCGAACCCCTCGCCCCAAGGATCGGCCGCGACACTCTCGATCAGCGAGGACCGCTCTTCCACCCACGTGATCCGATCCTCCAGAGACACCTTGTCGTAGCCGTAGGTGTTGGCCCCGTGGATCGCGAGCCAGCCCGGCCCCGTGTCGTCCCCAATGGGCTTCCCATGGGCGAACGTCAGGAGCGCCTTGGCGTGGTCCGAGCCCTGCGGATTGAGGAACAGGGGGATGGCGTAGGCGCGTCCCCGGAAGTCGAGTTGATGCGGGAAATAGAAGGCGTCGAACTCGGCGAACCTGTCCGCGATCTGGATGATCTTGCGGAGCTGGATGCGCTTGCTCTTCAGCTTGCCGTTGGCCGTGTGAACACGAGCGGCGGCCTTCTTCCACTCCCTCCTCGCCTCCTCGTCCTCGGCGATGTTGTCCGGCTTGGCGGGAAGCTGGAGGGCCTCACGTGACGGCAGCTTGGCGATGGGCAGGCCGATCTCCCAAGCCTCCCGAAGGACCTCCAGAACGGGCTTGTTGATGCGCCACGCGGTGTTCTGCATGGCATTCACCGACGAATAGACCTGCGAAAGGTCCCGGTTCGCCAGCTCCTCCAGATAGTTCCGGTTCCGGCTCTTGATGAGTGTCAGCGGCCGGGGCATTTGACTGTGATAGCCGCCGTCGAAGGGCGACGACCACTCCTTAGGCGGGATGATTGTTGGCAGGAACGACGGGGCGAGCACGTCCATCTGCTCGTTGGCGTTGTTGATCCAGTCGAGGGTCGCGTCCGTGGCCTGCACATAGACCTGCGTATCGTGGAGCCCCTGCGCAACGGTCTCGATCTTCACAAGTCCAGTCACTGCACTCAGCATCTCAATCAGCTTCTGCCCGACATGGACGCGGTCAGCCTTGGGCCAGTCTTCCGTTACCCCGGAGCGACCCGCCATGAGCCGTGCAACGTTGCGCTTGTAGCGCTGCGACGTGGCCTTCTCGACCTTGCTCATGGTCGCCCGGAAGTTATCCGGGTTCGTCCGCTTGAATTTCCGTAGGCGAAGCTCATCAGCCATCGCGTCCGCAATCCTGATGGCCGCCCTCTGAAGGACGTGCCGCTTCGTGATGGCGTCAAGGGCGTGCTTCAGCGTCAGGAAGGCCACGACCTCCGGCTCCAGAAGGATGATGTATCTGACCGCCTTATGGCGCCGGCCTGCCTTGCCCGACGCGGCCTCTTCGACAAAGTCTTCGATGGCCTTCGTCATTGGCTCGATGAGCCCCTTAAGCAGCCTCTGACCGTATCCGGTGCTCGCCTCTTCGCCTCGCTGCTTCGCCTGCTCAATCATCTTGTAGAAGTTGTCTCGCCCTGCGAGGACCATCTCCTCTTCCAACATGATCTGTTTCTCATAGAGGGAAAGAGATGAAGAGGAAGAATGAGAGGAAACAGTATCGTTCATCTAAAGGTCTCCTTCAGGGGTGGCTATAAGTGGGGGTTAATCGGGGATGCGCCGCCCGGCCCGTGACCGCACTTGTGACGGGGCGTAGCGGTGGCGATGAGGTGAGTCATTGCGGCGTCACAAGCTGTGACATCGATCCGTCACGCCTTCTTCGTCACGTGAAACTGTTGCATAAGTGGGACTAATTTTGCAAACAAAAACCCCGGCCGGATAAGCCTTATCCGACAGGGGCTTGTGGATTAATCCCTACATCGGGACGAAGACAGGCCGTCTTTTAAGTCTACTGCAATTCGGCTGTCTGGTGGTGCGGGCGACGGGGGTCGAACCCGTAAGCCATTGAAGAGGCGGCGAATTTTAAGTCCGCTGTGTTTACCAGTTTCACCACGCCCGCGTCACAAGGTGGGCTTCGGCGTCACAGTCCGGTGCCCATTTCCGTCACGCGTCACAACCGGTAGACATCAACGGAGTTTAGTCTACTCGGTGGCCTCAAGGACCTGATCGACGGACACTCCCGGCGGCAGCATCCCGAGCTTCGCGAGGAGCTGGAGGGCTTTTTTCATGCCTTCGTCGGCGGCCCCGTCCGCGCCCTTATCGTCGTCCTTCCATCCCTCGTCAAGGACACTGACAGCGGCCTTCAGGTTCTTCGGCGCGAGATGCGCGTACCGAAGCGTCATCTGAATGACCTTGTGCCCCATCCACTCTTTGACGACGATGAGGTCCACGCCCCGCTGCACCATGCGGGAAGCGCAGGTGTGCCGGCAGATGTACGGGACGAAGTGCTCGTCGTTGGCAAACCCGAGATGCGTCCGCGCCCTATCCCATACGTGCCGCATCCAGAGATTGGAGTATGGGAAGAGCTTGTCGGTCGGTGCAGTCGCTGCACCTATCCGACGCTTGACGATCTCGCGGACCCGCTTGGTCATATAGATCGAGCGCGGGTTCTCGTTCTTGGTCTGCCAGATGCTGATGAGATTCGACTTCAGGTCCACGTCACGCGGCGCAAGGGCGTATAGCTCCTTGGGCCTCATGCCGGTGTCGATCAGGCACTTGATGACCTCGACGTGGTCCGGCTTCTCCCACGACGCCAACGTCTCCAGCAGCGCCTTTTCCTCCTCCGGGGATAGGAACCTTATCCGGTTCTTGCTCTCCTTCCGGCGGTGGAAATTGGGGAGCTTGTCGATCACGCCGCGATCTCGGGCCAGCTTCATGGCCTTCGACAGGACCGCTAGCTTGCGGTTGATCGTGCCATCGGCATTCCCTTTGGCCTCCATAACGGCGATGAAGCCGAGGACAGCGTCGGTGTCGATTGACTGCACCGGAGTGGCGGGGCCGAAGTAGTCCTCCACCTGCCCGATGTTGACCATCATCTTCGCGGCGCTCGGTCCCTTCTTCCAAAAGGCATCGTATGCCAGACGCAGCGCCTCCCCGAGAGTGTCCCCCTTGCGGGACTGTGCAGTCGCTGCACCTGTCGCACTTGTGGGAGCAATAGGACGCGGAATAGCCTCGCCCCGCAGGTGTGCGGCGCGGGCCTCTAGTTCCCATGCTTTGGCTGCCTGCTCGGTGCTGAAGGTTTCCCTCCAGCGCTTGTCCCCGAGCGTGATGTCAACCTGCCATGAGTTTCCCCTTGGCCGTACTGCCATTATTCACCTCCTGTGTAGTGGATGATGGAGCGGATGACCCGCTCGCCTGCCGGGGTTAGCCGGACCTCTTTGAAGCGGCGGTCCTCAAGCGAATCTCTCGACACAACGAGTCCGAGCCCAGGGCCGGTCTTGCCGCCGTCTCCAAGGACTTCAACGTGTCGGGTGACGCTGGACTTGCTCAGGTCGGTATCAGCCATGAGCTGCCGCATGTTGACGCCCGGCTTCAGGGCCACGAGAAGGAGGATATGGGCCATCTGAATGGGCATCTTGGGATCGAGTTTGCGGAACTCCTCAATCAGGAGTATCGCCTTCCGCGTGGCTTTCTGGTCCATGTTTCGTCCTTCCCAAAAGAGAACCGGGCCGCTCCAAAATCAGATAGAGCGGCCCCCATACAATCTCGAATGGCCCGTCTTCTGTCGTGAACAGAAAGGCCGACCTTTTGCCACTATCCCACTCAAGGTAGAATTCCACAAGTGGGACAATTGCGGATTTATAATAGGTCGTGAAGCGCATTCTCAGGTGTGACTTTCGTGCCGGGAAGGTCGCCGGGAGGTGGCGTCGGGACGCGCCCGCAACGTCGCCCGAGTGAGAACATTAATAGAACATTACTCCCACAGACAAGGGCTCATAGGATCACAGTCCTATAATCCACAGGCTCGTCAGGCGGCGCACTACGCCGCGACCATCGCGGGCACCTGAGGCACCCGCTAGGTTTCGCCTTAGAGGACCACATCGCAAAGGGCCTGAAGCTCACGAGAGGCACGGAGATGGCAATTCACGGGCTCGCCGATGCTGATGAGGTAATCAATCAGCGCCTCGCGGAAGGTCTCCATCTCCTCCCTACCGGTCTCCTCCAGCTTCTCGTGCTTCTTCTCCAACTCCCGAAGCTCGGTTTCGGTATCCTTCAATTCCCCGGCCAACTCGTTTCGCTCGTCCACAAGGCCGCGCATCTCGTCAACGATCTTGGACAACTCGTCGTAGCGTTGAGCGGCCAGAGCCTCGGCTTTTAGGACCTTGGCGCGTTCCTCGACGATCTCCATTTCGGCGGCCTCAATGGCCTCCTCGTAGCTGTCTAGGAGAGCTTGGTCTTTCCGATAGACAGCGTCGTCATGGGCCGCATCGTCCTTCATCCGGGCAATCTCAGCCTCAAGCTCAGCAATGCGAGCCCGGAGCGCGTCTTCCATTTTCATGGTGCAGTGACTTCACCTGTTGGGAGCGGAAAAAGCTACCGCGACGAGGACCGGCTAGGTCCCCGTTTCGGCCTTGCTCAAGGGCCTCGTCAGGCGGCTAAGGCAGTCCTCGCCAGAGGCTGCGAAGGCGGATGATTTCGGCGACCGTGAAGAGGGCCGAGAGGGTGAGGAAAGGGGCCGCGAAAATGGCGGCGGCTGCCTGGGCCTCGCTCATCGCTCAACCCCGCAGGCTTCCCGCCACGTGCTCCACCGAAATTCCCGGCTCACCGAGGCACAGACCGCGCCGATTTCCTCACAGAGACGGCGCCGCTCGCGCTCGTCGGAAGTCTCCGCGATAACCTTCGCGAGGGCGATAAAGTGCTTTTTTGTCATGGGTTTACATCCAGCGATGAGAGGTGCTAGGATCAACCCCGGCAACTCCCCGCCCTTTCGAGCGAGGAGCCGCCGTCTCAAGCGATGAGAACGAAGAGGATTGAGAGGAATGCCGTTGCAGCGGCCCTCTTGATCCTCTTTTTCGTTCTGCGGTCGATTGAGACGGAGACGAAGACCACGACTTGCATGGCTTAGCCTCCGGGGTGACAGCCGGCCGGGACTGGCCGACAGGGCACGCCTAAGCGCACCGTGCGAGGCACCGCTAACGATGCCCCGAGGCGCTACGCTCAAGAGCAAAAGGCCGGGACAGTCCCCCTTGTGGGACCGTCCGGGCACAATTAGAGTCCGCAGGCGGCGACAAACGCCTCGAACCCCATTCCGCACTTGGCCGCCATCTCCTCAAGACGGGACTTTGCGGCCTCTTTCTCGCCTTCCGTCGCGCCCTTGGTGTAGAGCGCCCACACCTTCCGGGCTCGGGTTGCCGTCACAGGATCAACGTGCCCGCCATGGGCTTTGTCGTTGCGCTTCCCGAAGTCGCGTTCTGAGAAGTCCTTGGCCTTCCCCTTGGTGCCGCCCTTAGCGGTGCCCTTGAGGGCCTCGTTTTCGGCCTTGAGGCGCTCGACTTCGGCCAAGGCCTCAGCCAGCAAGCGGCGGAGCTTCTCGGCTTCCGTCTCTTTCTTCGCCTTGGCTTTGGGCTCGCCACCCTCGCCGCCCTCCCCCTCGCCACCTTCACCGGTGCCGCCTGCGGGAGGCTCTTTCTTGGCCTTCTCAGCCGCCTGCCAGATGGCAAGGACGCCATCGACAGACCATTTGCGCTTGTCTTCCGGCAGGGCCTCGACGGCCGCCATGATGGCATCCCAATTGGCCGCCAGCTTCATCAAGCGGGCTCGCCAAGTCTTGTCGAAGGGAAAGCCGGACTTGTCGCACCACTCCCCGAAGGCGCCTTTGGTGTCCTTCAGGGTTTCCTTGGCCTCGTTAAGGCGCTCGCCGACGACGCACAAATCCTCAAGAGAGGCGCGGCTTGCCGACTTCGCCTTGCTGTAGCGCTCCAAGATGGTTGCAGCGCAATCGGCAAGGAAGTTGTGATTTGGGCCAAACTCCGGGCCATTCTCTTCAGCACCGGTGCCGGCCTCACCATCAACTCGCGACGTATCGTTCAACATTTCATCTCTCCACTAGTTGCAAGGGCTAGGTCTAAGCGCCCGCAGCGCTTCGCTTGCGAACGCGAGGACATGCCTCGCTTCGGGCTATTCACCGGTGACGCTTAGGTGAGCCCTTGCGGGCTCTTAGAGAGGTTCACGATGTCAAAGAGCGGCGGGCTGGAAGCCCTTGGGAGCGACCTACCCCGAAGAGGCGCGATGTCGTTCCGTTGTGTGGATAGTGCTAAATCCGGGATCGTCCCTTAGTCAACGCCTATTTTGCGCTTTTCTGAAAATTTTTTTGTATCTCTTAAAAATCAATGGCTTGCGCCGCCACTCGACACATATAACGGTGACGATAGGCGGCATACACGGGACTATACGACGGCAGTCGAGTTGCCCCCGGCCGGTGCAGTCACTGCACTCCGGTAGGTGCCGTTATGGTGGCCGTGAGAGGGCGAGGAACGGGCGCGATAGGTGCAGTGACGCTGCACCGCAAAACAATAGATAAGAGATGGAAGCGGATAGCTTCGGCACTGGCGCCGGCCGGAACGAGGCCCGGCAGCCTCCCCTAACGCGCCCTTTAGGCTGCCCGCGCGGCCCGAATGAGATTTGCAATCCGCCGCAGAACCAATGTTTTCAATGGCTTAGCCGCAGCGTGTGCCGCAGGCCGTGACGTCGGGGGCCGTCCGGTGCCCCATGCGGTAACGGAACGCGCGATTTGTACGGCCGGCAGGGCCATGGGGGGAATTGCGGGCTCGCTTCCGCGAGCGAACCCTCTCGAATTTTTGTGGCAAACATCCGGGGACCCTCACCCGCCCCTTCAGTGACTCTAGGGCGGCCCTATAGCCCCCTTGAGCACCTAGGATAGGGAAACGTACCGGAAACCGGAGACGGCCCTCTACGGGCTTCCTAGGGGCCTACTTCGGAGCGCCATGGTCGTCAGGCTTTGTTCCCTCTTTCGGCGTGTAGAGTAGCCCTGAGATAACCGTGCCCGTCAGCACTACCAGAAAGGCGAGGACGAACTTGCCTGATATCGCGAGCCACCAGAAGGCAATTCCGCCGGCAATCACGGGCGAGAGCCTGACTTCTAGGAGGACATCCCTGATAAAGGCGGGAGCAGCGCGAAGGGCCAAGAGGGCCGCCACCGCGATCATTAGGTAGACACCGGCACCGCTCGCGGATGGGCCGAATAGGTCTTCGTACACGCTGAGCACGGGCTGCCCTTCGGATTTCCTTAAGGGAGCTGGATCATCGACCGTAGGGGCGGGTGTTAGGCCCGCCATGGGGACCGCTACGCGGCGCTTGCTGGCCCCAGGAATTGACGATGGCCCGGTTCTTGTCCGCCCATCGCTCAACCTGCTGCCCACGCATCTGGCCTTCCATCTGCGACTGCTGGCCGTAGTCCTGCGGCCCAACGGGGCCGGTGTAGACCACGCCCGCGCATGGTCCCCACTGAGGGTTACAGGCAAGGGCCGGAGAGGCGGTGATGACGGAGGCGGAGGTGAGGAGGATGATGCGGATGAGGGAAGTCATGGAAAGCCCCTAGCGAGCCCTCTAGGTGCCATATAGGGACTCCCTTGACAATGCCCTTGGGATGTCGAGGCTGGACTGCGAAGCAGGACAGAAGACATCCCAAGGGGCGCCCCTCTTTAACACTCTAATGTAAACTTTACGGGGGCGGGGGTATTGGCTCCCCCTATAAGTGGGGGATAATTAAAGTGCAGTATCACTGCACCGGAAACTAGACAGGTGCAGCGGTACTGCACCCATCGCCCCCGGTGCAGTCACTGCACCAATTACACCCGAACCCAAAGATCGCGGGGACGGCCGGAGCGTCCCATGGCTCCGTCGATGAACTTGTCCAATTCCTCTTGCAGCTTCTTCTCTCGCAGGTCGGCCGCCGCCCTGTCGGCGTCTCGCGCCATGCTCTCGGTCCAGTAGGCCACCGCCATGGCGAGGGCATCGATCCGGTCGTCCTTGGCAAGGGACCCTCGGTCCTTCGTCAGGCGGGTGAGCTGGTACATGAGCATGTACTGCTGCGCCCTATCGGCCGGGTAGATGTGAACGGACTTGGCGTCCTGCTCGATCACCTTCGGGTCTATGACGAGCTTATGCCGCATGAGGACGGGCTCAAGCGTATCGATGATACGCTTCTCCTTCTGCGACGAGTGCTTCACCTCCTCGATCCTGCACGGGTGCAGTCGCTGCACCACGGGCTGGAGGAGCTTGGTGTACATGCCGTCACCGAAGTTAGCCTCGACGATGATGTGGTTGACCTGATGGTCCTTCGCGAGCGTAGCCAGCTTGAGCAACGTGTCGTCGTCGTAGCCGCCCGGAAGGCCGCCCGCTGCGGTCACGTAAAGGAACCCGTTGAGGAACTTCACAATCGCATAGCCGGTCTCATCCCCGCCCCGCCCGGAAGGATCAATCGCCATGACGGAGCCGGTGTAAGGTGTCCACTCCTTGTCCACCCACATGGGCCGGTAGAAGTGGTCCCCGTTGAAGGCCACGTTGTGCAGCTCTAGCCGGGCCTCCGGTGAGGCAGCCCAAGCGAGGCGCACGGGAGCCAGCTCGGGATTGATTGACATGACGATGAGGTCGGAGACCCGGAGCGGGTAGCGCTCAGCGTCCGACAGCCGCGTGTCGAGCATGAACTGAAGCGCGAAGCCAGAACGGCCATACGACGCCTCGCGCTCAAACAGGTCGTCCTCGTCAAACCGTTGGGGGTCGGTCGGGGCGCCTGCCTTCCATCCCTTCTCGATGAGGTCGAAGACGAACGGCGACAGCCGGTCCCCATACGCCGCGATCTGCGCCTTGTCGGGAACACGTGCCGGCCAGATGCGGATTTGGTAGTTGCGCTTGAGAAGTTCGTTATAGAGGCTCATCTCGCACTGCGGAGTGCCGAGGTAGATGACCCGGCTCGTGTCGAGAGGCTTCAGGATTGCGTCGAACTCCTGCACCCGGATCGCAAGCTGCTGGCGCTGCGTCTCGGTCATGGAGTTGTTCGGAACCTCCACGTCGTCGGCGATGATCACGTCCGCGCGGGAGCCGGCGAGCTGACCCGTGATGCCGACCGACTTGACGGACGGCGAGTGCGAGTTGCGGGCAGGCCCAACGTCGAACGCAATGGACGAGTCACGCTGCCCCGGACGAGCCCGTAGATGGGCCAGAAGGGGCATCTCTGCGATCAGCCGCTTGGTGAAGGTGGAGAACTGGTCGGCGCGATCCTTGGAAGCGGACACCACGAGGATGTTGAGCTGCGGATCGCGGTAGAGAAGCCAGACGACGAATGCCGACGTGACATAGGACTTCCCGACGCCCCGGAACGCTTCGATGATGCAGCGCTTCGGGCCGTGCTGGAGGTAGTCCGCGATGTCGTATTGGACGGCGGTCGGGTCAGGGAGATTGAGGTGCTTCCAGACCAGATAGAGGAAGTTTCGGAAGTCGTCCTTGATAGGATCGTTGAAACGCTTCATGGCGAGTCAGGGACGCCGCCACAGACGCAAAAATGCCCCGGCAGGGGGTTTTCCCTTGCCGAGGCTGAAAGGCGCTGTACGGCCTCCCGAAGGGGCCTTATTGCTTGGTGTAGGTGTCTTCGGTAGAGGCGAATGGGAGGTTCGCCACAAGGTCCCCGACCGGACTACCCTGGGCCGGGATCGCGTCCACGCCATTGTCCTTGAGGAAGGCGCGAGCGACGTTGAGGTCAGCCGCCGTAGCGGTGCCCTCTCGGATGCGCTTCAGGAGGTCCTTAGCGAGGGCCTCGTGCAGGGCCTCGAACGTCTCCAGCGTTGCTTTCTTGCTCACTTGAAGAGGTATTCCTTCAGGATTGAGATGGCCCATCCCATGACGGTCGAGAGCGCCGCAGCAAGGGCGATTACCCATCGCCGGTCGCGCTCAAGGGTGGTGATCCTCTCAGAGTGCAGTGACTGCACACGCTCGATTTCGTCGGCCCTATTGTCCTGCTTGTCGGCCCGCTGGATGACGTGGTCGAGCTTCCCGTCAATCCGGCCGAGCATGAGGTAGAGCTGGTTCTCTTCCATTACAGGGTCTGCGCCTCCGACCACATGTCGTCGATCTGCTCCTCAGTCAGGCCAAGCGCGGCGCCGATGTGCGCAATGAGGACATGCTCTCGCTTGTAGATCGGCGCATACTCCCACTCGACTATTGCCCGCTCCCGCGCGGCCGGGTCTTCGATGGCCTCGATTGCAGCCTCGACGGACGCGAGACTGATGGAGTTATTAAGGAGCCCGAGACGTAGCTGTCGGGGGTTGAGGGGGCGAAGCTGCGACTGGTCCCGCTCAGGATCGTCCCGCTCGGGCTCGGCTTTCGGCGGTTCGACGAGTGCGAACACACCGCCCGCGATGCTGACCATCTGCCCCGCAGCCAAACCGTCAAGCGCCGCGAGGTAATCGGCCTCGCTGATCTCGATGCCATCGCTGAGGGGCGACGTGCTGATCTGGCCGTTAGATGCCCACGGCATTACTTGATCCTCATGTAGTAAGTGGCCCAAATGTTCCGAGGGCGCGTCTCCGTGCTGGTTCTCGGGGCTCCACTCGAACCGTCTGTGGTGGGGTCGCCCGTGGTTGAGATGCTGCTCAGGGGAGCACCACCACCAGAGAAGTTTTCCGACCCGTTCCGGTGCATGAAGGGCCAGCTGGGGTTTAGCGGCAGGTGCCGGTGGCCCTGAAACGCGTCGTCCTGCACGGAGCCAGCAATGTCACCGGCTCGAACAAATCGACGCTCGGTGTTGATGAGACGGAGTGTTTGTCCGTTGAGCGGCGAGCCCGTCAGGCTGACAACCGCCGTCGCATTGACGAGTGGCGCAGAGCCCGAGACGGTCTCGCTCGTGAGGATGCCGTTATTGTAGCCCCCCGCCCCGGTCAGACCAGCCGTCAGTTTGACGTAGCGGTATGCCTTGTCGGTCGGCGGAGTCGGGACGCCTGGGATGTGGTCGAAGATCGGGATGGGCATGCCGATTGGTTGCATAGCCCACGTGTCCAGATTTCCGCTGTCCCACGCCTCTCTCCACGGTTGCCAGACGCCATTGTTTCGGGTCCGAACCCACGTCCTGTAGCCGCTGTGATTAAGGGCAGTTATGCGCTGGAGGACGTAGTTTGCGCTGGACGAGTGGCGGACAACTTCGATGTAGAACCAGCGGCCCGCCACTCCGGCTTCCACCGGAACGCTGAGAAGGGCGTCGCCGTCATACCAGCCGGGGACCGTAAGCGTGTCGAGGTCGGTGTTCTGTGTAAGGCGCAGGCTCTTAGTGAAGGTCAGAGAGCCGCCAACGGAGAAGTCCCCCGTAATCGATCCGTTGCCCGTGGATCTGATGTAACGTCCGTCCGCCGTCGTCTTGTCGTAGTAACGCTCATCCGCTGCGAGCTTCGTGTAGAAGCTTGACGGGTCGAACATTGCCGCTGCCGCAGCGCTGGCCGCCGCGTCCTGCGCATGCTTCTTGGCAGAGTAGTCGGCCCCCTCGACCGGTGAGCCGAGCTTGGACGCCCACTCCTGCGCACGTGTCGCCGCAGCAATCGCCTCGGCGGCCTTTGACGTGGCCGTGCCGGCGCCTGACGTGGCCGTAGTGGCTGCCGTCGCGGCCGTATCTCGGGCGGCCTCGGCGGCAGTCTTGGCGGTCTCCGCAGCGTTCCTGTGGGCGAGCGTGTTCGCCTCGGACGTGGCCGCTACTGTCTTCGAAGCGGACGCCGAGTTGGCCGCCGCGATGGCCTGCGCGAGCTGGGACGACATGGCCGTCTCGGCCCACGTCTTCGTCACCGCATCGCGATCCTCGACCGGGTTGCCAAGCTCCTTGATCCTTCGGCCGCCGGCGCCATAGGAGCCGTCCGACAGAAGCTCAAGCGTCCCGCCGGCAATGTCGATGGCCTCCTGCACGATGTAGAACGTCTGGAGGTTGGACAGGTCGAGGTCACTCTCGGTGAGAACCGAACCGTCCACGAAATCCACCATACGGTTGTCGCGCGGGGTGTGGCGGCGAACCTCGATTACCGCATCAGGTGCGGGCGCCGGGGTGATCCTGACGGTGTTCGGATCGTCCCACGTGAAGGAGTGGACATCGAGGGACACCCGAACCTCGATGTGGTCTTTGTCCAAATACGGGAACGGAACCGCAAAGGTCTGCGTGACCCCATCGCCCGCATACTGGACATAGGAAAGAGCCATTGATTTCCTTGTGCTGAAAATGAAAAGACCCCCAAGGTTTCCCTCGGGGGTCCGTCACAGGTGCAGCGACTGCACCTATCGGGAACTGCGCTGGTCCTGCGGAAGCTTGATGAGTGCCCCCTGCCGCTGCGCCTCCATGAGGTCGTAGTGGAGCTGGGGGATTTCCTGTCGAAGCTCCGCCTTCGCGGCCTCCCGGAACGCCTGCACGATGACCCTGATCTGGTCGATACGGGACCCGTTGCGGTCGAAGTCACCGTCCGACAGCCCGGTCTTGTAGGCGGGCGAGGCGAAGAAGTCCGCGAGGGTCTCCTTCAGGGTCTTCCCGTTGATCTCGACGGTTCCCGTAAGCTCCCTGTAGCGGTCACTGGCGGTGTAGCCGGTGACGGGGCTCCGGTACTGCGTCAGGTCAACGCCATCCAGCTTGTCCGGGGACACCTTGATCGCCGAGTTGTGGAGCATCATCTGCCGCGCAAGCTCGTCATAGACATCAGATTGCGGCGTTCGCTTCCACTCATCGGTGAGCGGCTGGGCGCCCGGAGCGTGGACCGTCTGCGTGACAGGGCTGATCCAGTCGGGGCCGAGGGCCGGCGGGATATACTGCTTCTCGCCGAGGATGTTCCGCTGGGGATCGAGGTCTTCCGCGTAACCCGGCATCTTCCGGCGCATGGCGTCCACGACGGAACGCGCCTCGCGCATATGCGGATCGCCCGCCACCTGCTGTAGCGCGGTCGGGACGAAGCCGCCTGCGATGCCCTTGAAGAAATTCTCTGCCTTCCGGCCCGGCTCCGACATGGCGCCGAGGGCGTTCACGAGGCCCGACAGGTAGGACTTGTTGTTGAGGTTCTTCGCAAGGGCCGTGACGACCATCGTCGCGCGTTCCTCAAGGTCTTGCTCGGGCCACGCTCCGGCGGCCTCGGCGTAGTCCGCAGCCAGGCCGAAGAACATGCCGAAAGGATCGAACCGGGCGTAGGAGGTGTAGTGAACGTTCCCCTCCTCGTCCGTCGTGCGGATCGAATAGGGACGCCATCCCGTGGCCTCAAGAGCCTTTCGGATGTCGGGGTCCGCCGGGCCTCCGCCAGTGATGTTGCCTTCCATGACGTTCGCCACTGCCGCGCCCCACAGGAGCCCGCCGGTCAGCATCTGAGCCTGCGCCCGCGCCTTCGCCCGGAACCCGTTCGCGCCCATGATGTCATCGGCGTACTGCTTCCGAAGGAGGTTGAGGCCGGGCGTGTGGTTCCAGACCTGCCGCATGATGTTTGTCGGGGTTCGCACGAACGGCATGATGAGGCGCAGGCCGGGATGAGCTGCTGCGGCGCCTTGGAGCGTCTGGCCGAGGGTGCGGCCCCCGCTATGCGTGGCCGCCGCAAGGTCCTGCGTAAAGGTGGTCTCTCGGGCCAGCGCTAGGGCATCCGCATTCTTCGCGTTTCCGTTCCCCTCAACGGCCTCGTCAAGGCGCTTCGTGACGTGTTCCGCCATGGCCTTCGGGTCGCGCCACATGCCGTTGGTGGCCGCCTCGCGCCACGCCTGCGCCCGGATAGCGGAGCGATAGGTGAGCTGCTTGAAGAACTCGTCTTCGGCCGTGAGGAAGCGGGACGGCAGGCGGACCACGTTGCCAAGGCCGTTGATTGCCATCGACAGGGCCGGATCGGAGATGCCGTAGTTGAGATTGGAGATGGCCGGGGCGTGCTCGACGGTTCCCCGTGCGGGGTCGAGGATCGACTCCCCTGTCTTGAGCGCCTTGTAGGCAAGCTGGACGGCGTCCTTGAAGGAAGCCGCATAGCCCGCGAACTGGAGGGCGCCCTCGATAAACTCGGCCCGACCCTGCGGACTGTCGAAGTGCAGGGCTCCCGCGATGAGCCGCTCGGTCGGGATGAAGGCCGCGTTGATGGCGTTCGAGGTGATGTTGACGACGTGCGTCTTGGGACCCGAAAGGATCGAGTTGATCCAATACTCATTGACCGACGAGAGCATCTTGTTGACGAAGCCCCCTCGGGTGATCTGAAGGTTGCCCTTCACGTTCTCCCCGTTGGCGAGGATTTTCTTCGCCGCCTTGACGATCTCCCTCTCGCCGCCCGCAAAGAGCCCGTCCACGTTGTCCGGCAGGACACCCTTGCGGGCCTCCGCCGTCAGCTTCATGGCGTTCATCGTGCGGGCGAAGTTGGTCTGGATGCCCTTGTACATGAGCTGCATGTTCGCCATCAGCTCATAGTGCTTGGCAAAGTCCGCGTATGCCTCGGCCCGCGAAGCATACTTCCCGGTTCCCCCGAGCGGGTCCCCGACCACCTCCGCGATCTGCACGAGACGGTCATTCACCGTCACCAGCATGTCGCGATAGAGCTTCAGCTCCGCGTCCGCGTGGAAGGTCTCCTTATGGATGGCCTGCATCCGCTGGAGAAGAAGGCGCGGATCGTCGCCGATCAGGTCCGCGAGAGAGTCCGCGTTGCGCTCGACGTTCTTCCACGAGCGGACATTGTCAGCGTTCCCGCCGATGGCCTTGGCGGCCTCCTCGCGATAGACCACGCGAAGGGCGGACATGGTGGCGTTGATGTCCTCGGCGGTCTCCATGAGGTCCGTGCGGATGCCGGAGATGTTCCGTCCCTGCCCCCACGCCTTCTCACTGATCGACGCTCCCGCAATCTCCCGGAGCTTGGCGTCGTCCACCTCCACGAGCTTCTTCGCGGGCTTGAACGCCGGGGCGTCCTTCGTGGGCTTCTTGGGCGGGACGTCGGCCGCCATATCGCCGGGCTTAACGTCCCCCTGCTGGTCCCCGAAGGTTTCCCTCGGGCTGTCCGGGCGGGGGCCGCCTCCCTCCAGATTGAGGTCAAGCTGTTCGCCGCCCTCGGGGCCATCCCGAAGGGGCGCTTCGTCCACCTTGACGCCGGCCGCCTCGCCGCTGCGCTCCATCTCGTCGAGGGCCTCTTCGGCGCCCTTGAGGTTGCCCGAGCGCTTGAGCTTGATGGCCCGGATGCCGTGGAACAGGCTTTCCACGAGGCCGCCCAAGACGAGCCCCTCCAGCGCGTTCTTGAGGCGCCCCTCCGCCTCGCCGTCCTCCGGGTCCGCAGCAAGGTACTGCGTGACCGAATTGGACAGGCGGGGATACTGCTCAAGCAGATTGGACAGGCGCTCTTCGTGGGGGTCGAAGGCCGTCGCATCCGCGATGGCGCCCTTTAGCATGCCCTGTCCGACCGCGCCCGGTGCAGTCACTGCACGTGTGACGCCGACCGCCTTGAGGGCACGGCCGGCAACGCCCATGCCAACGAGAAACTGCGTCACGTCGTTGACGATGGTTCCCGTGACGGACTCCGGCTCGGCCGGCATAGCGCCATCGGAGAAGCGCAGGGCGTTCTCGTTCGGGGCCTCGCGACCAAGGACCAGCTTGTCGAGGTCGATGACGTTCTTGTTGAGCCAATCGGCCACGCTGAAGGTGGCGTCAGACATGGCGTTGAGGCCCTCTTGAGCGCCCCTGACGGCCTGCGGAACGGCTTCCTTAAGGCCGGTGCCAACGTCAGACGCTACGGCCCCTGCCGTGGCGGAGACGCGCTCCATCCACGACGGGTCCTTCTCCTCCATTTCGAGGAAGCCCTGCCGAAGAGCCTCGGCCTGCTGAAGCTCTTCAGGGGTCAATTCTGTTGCCATTACTGCTTACCTTTGCTGCCCCTCTCCGCGAGGGTTCGCTGCCTCGCGAGGAACTCGCCGAAGTCCGCCTGCGGGATACCAAGCTTGACCGCCCAAGCCGTGAAGCTGTTGCCGGCGTTGTCGCCTGCCTTGAAGCGGGCCAGCTCGCGGTCGAGCGTCTGCACGTCAGGGAATAGCTGCGTGTTCCGCCAATCAACGCCGGGCGTCGGATCGAGCGGGACGTAGGCCGGAGCCTCCTTCACGGACTTGGCGGCCTTACCGGCCGGCTGCTTACCGGTGGATGTCGCCGCCGCCGCGTCGGCCCGCCGCTTCGCCTCTTCCTCTCGACGCTGGTCTTGGTTCTCAGGCTTGGCCGCCTCAAGGTCGAGGTGCGGCTTGTAGACCTTGACGAGGCCCTTGTAGGTCTCATCGGCGAACCTCAAGAGGTCCGCATCGGTGGCGTTGGGGTTCTTGTTCTCGAACTCCATCAGGGCCTGCGAGAAGGCGACCGTAGCGGCATTCCCTTCAAGCGGTTTCTGGAGCACACCGGGGAGCGTCTCCTCGCCGATGATCTTGCCGATCATGTCGTAGAACGGCTTGACGACCGGCTTGGTGACGACGCTCCGGTTGATGTTCCGGTTCGCCTGATCGTAGAGGTTTCGGATTGTGCCGGGGTCCTTGATGACACCGCGAGCGATGGCGTCAAAGACATCCGAAGGGGTGGCCTCGCCGTTGTAGACCCGGCGCTGGAAATCCGCGATCATCACGGGGTCCTCGCGCTTGTTGAAGTCGTCCATCGTCTTCTGCGCTTGGATCAACGTCTCGGCCAGCTCGGGGTCCTCCCGGTTTGCCGTCTCGATGATCTCGCGCGGGATTCCCCTCGGGCCGTTGTAGATCTCGCCCTTGGCGCGGGCGTCCTCCTCGGCCTTCTGCTGCCCTATCAGGGCGTCGATGGCGGCCTTCTTGACTTCCGTCTTACGAACCTCCTTACGGCGCTGTTCAAGGGTGTGCTGCTGGTTCTGCTCCTGAATGCGCAGGCGCCGGATTTCCAGCCGAGCCTTATCGATGGCATCCCGTCCGGCGACCGTCATGCCCGCCCCCGGTGTCCCGTCAGGGCGCGGCTTCAGGAGCACGTCGAGGATCGCCTCATCGCCCTGCCGGACTGCCGCTTCGGTCACGGCCTTGACGGACAGCGCCGAGACTTCGGCCGGGCTCATGCCCTGTTTCTTCGCCTCGATCTCCTGCTTCTGAAGCTCTTCGATCATCTCCGGGATGTAGCCGTTCTGGACACCATCACCGGTCGGCTTCCCGCCGTACTTCTGAAGGCTGGCGTTGAAGGTCGCGATATGGCGCCCTCGGTTGCCTTCAAGGGCCTTCCACGTCGGCGACAAGGCGGCCTGAATGCGGGTGCTGAAGCCCTCCTTCTCCATGTCCTGCCACAGGTTCCGGCCGCCGGTCCTGCTCGCGTAGTCAAGCTCCGCAAGCCGGATGGCCGCGAGGTCTTGGTTTTCGGGCGTAAAGGCTGCATCGCCCGTCACGCGGCGCCACGTCGAGGACAGGAACTGGTAGCGACCGGCGGCGTCAGAGGGGCCGTAAGGGGTCTGGACCTTGACCTGGGGGTGCCGGCCGTTGAGCTCGAATAGGGAGCCCGCGCCCCCATCGTAGCGGATGTTGTACTTGCCCGCGCTTTCACCACCGGCAATGGCATTCAGGAAGGCGAGCTTCCGGGCGGCATGAGGATCGCCCGATGATTTCAGCTTCTCGAGAACGGCCGGGTCGTCCGTCTGATATGGAGCGGCCGGGCCTCGGGCGGCGTAGTTGTCTATCGTGGTCTGGAAGCCGACAGAAACGCTCTCCCGGTTCTTCTCCACGAGATTGCCACGCGCCCTCTCCCGATGCCCCTGCACGAACTGCCGGGTGACAGTCATGACCTCTTCCGCCATGGCGGCGCGTTCCGCCGGAGACTGTGCGGTGTCGAGGACATCCTTCATCCGCTCCGACAGCCACTTATTGATGGCCGTAGGGTCCTCGCTGCTGGCGATGTCGGACTGCCAATATTCGCTGATGAGCTGGCCGGCGCGGGCCTGTACGCGGTTCCGGGCGGTGCGGGCCTCATAGACCTGCCGGAAGACCGGGGAGCGATCGGCAAGCGTCGGGTCCTTGGCAACCGCCTCGCCCCACGAATTGACGCCGTCCATGAGGACTCGCATCTCCGCATCGGCTGCGTCCTGCTTGTTCTCCTCGTCGAAGAACTTGCCGAGCGCTGCCGTGATCTTCGGGTTTAGCGCGGAGAGCGCGTTGACAAGCTGGTCCACATTCGACGGCGTCGGTGCACGAGGACGGGCGGGCTCGATGGGAGCCATCGGCCTGACCGGGGCAACTGGCGTGGGGAGCCGGCGGAAGTTGGTGTTGACCGCGACGGTATCAACCGGCCGCGCGGTGGGGCGGAACGTGAACTGCTCTGCCATTTATTCCTTAGAGGTTGAAGCTGAATGCCTGCTTGAACGACTGCCCCGACCACGTCGCGTAGTTGCTCGCCCCTTGAATGGCCGACCCGATCACGTTGGCGATCATCGCCCCTCGATTGGGGCCGGCTACGGGGGCCGCAGGGGTTACAGGGCTGACCGGCTGAGGCGGATTGAGGGGAGCGTTGGGCTGGAACGTCTGAATGGGAAGGTTGTAGAGCTGCTGGTCGGCGCTCGCCTTCAGGCCCATGGCCTCAATCGCAAGCTGCCGCTGGGTGGCGCTACGGTTCAACGCGATGATCGTCTCGTTGTCCCCGCCTTCCCGCGCTACGTCATTGATAAGCTGCTCGATGCTGGACCCTTCGATGCCCTTGGCGTCGGCCGCAACGCGCCCCTTAGCCTGCGCCGCCATGACGGACTTCTGGTTCTGGACGGACTGGAAGGAGGACGCCATGCCCTCCTCAACGGCCCGCTGAAGGAGCGTGGCGTATTGCGCGAAGAGGTTCTGCTGGATGGACTCCGTGGCCTTGGCGACGAAGTTTTCCTGCCGGGCGAACTCGCTCTTCTGGTAGTCGAGGACTTTCTTCCCGTAGTCCACCTCCTGCTGGTAGACCACGTTCTGATACTGGATCAGCTCGGCGCGGTATCTCTCCTGCTGCGCCTCGACTTTCATGTTATAGGCCCGCTGCTCCCACGCGGCCTTGTTCTGCGCCTGAAAGCTGAAGATCTGACCTGCGACACTTGCGCCGGTGGAGATGATCGCTGCGGCGGCAGCTACACACATTCCTTTGTTCTCCAGTGCTCCCAAAAATGGGTGCCGTTGTGCGGAATGCGGCGGCCGAAGGTGAAGCCGGCCCATCTGAGCCAGCGGATGTGAACCTCGTTCCGCTCGTCCGCAAAATTGTAGAAGGTCGGGAAGTGCCCGTGCATCTCGTCGAGCATCCCGCCGCAGTTGCGGAGGAACCAACGGGAGTGCCGGGCCAGGTCGTCGGTCCCGAGCATCCATGAGATGCCCAAGGTGGAGTGACTGCACCGGTCGG